CTTCTAATGCATCCATTTGATGATCAAAAGGTTTAGTTTTAAACTTATAATTTTTAATATCCATAATATACTTTACTTTTCTTTCTATTAACTATAATAATACTTTAAAATAAAAAGTCAATGAGCAAAGTTTATTTAACACAAGAGATACCTGTCGATAGAGACACTGGACAACCAAAATACAATGTATTAGGTGCTCAAAAGTATGGCGACATAGTGACGCTGCTTCCTATGTATTCACAAATTATACTATCTCCTGGTCCATTAATTATAAAACTTAAAGGTTTATTAAAAGATTTTACTACTGACGATTATTTACTACTCTCAGGCGATCCCGCAATCATTGGAGTTGTATGTTCAGTTTGTTCAGATATTACAAACGGTAAATACAAGCTATTAAAATGGGACCGTCAAGAAAAAACTTATTATCCAATAGATATAAATATTTTTCAAAATTAGACTTGACTTTTAATTAAAAGTTATTATTATCCTATGTATGAAAGTTAAACAGATAACCAATAGGAATAATATATGTTAATAGATATGCGTAAAGATGCACCAGATCAGGCAAACACTGTTGATCCAGACAAACTATCAACTGAGGTTGAAAAGTTAAGATCCATTCAAAATGAAATTAAATCTTTCGAAGATAAAATAAAAGATTTAAAAGAAGATGAGAAACATTTCAGTTGTATTGTAATTCCAAAGTTAATGGAAGACATGAATTTAAAAAGTTTAAAACTAAAAGATGGTTCAGAGTTAACTATCAAAGATGTTTATTTTGCCTCACTAAAAGCTGATAAAAAAGCTGAAGGCATACACTGGCTTCGAGACAATGGCTTAGGTGATATTGTAAAAAATAATATTACAGTAACATTTGGCCAAGGCGAAGATAACAAGGCTGTCGATTACGCTAGCCTTGCGAGGCAGCGTGGCTATGAACCTATCCAAGAGGAGAAAGTTCACCACGCTTCACTCACAGTAGTTATGAAGGAATGGAAAGACAAAGGTCAAGAAATTCCGGAAGAACTATTCAATACGTTGGATGGAAGTCGAACGTATTTTAAAAATAAAAAATAAATAATAACTCAATAAGGAGATATAACTATGGCTGATACAAATGCTATGACGAAGAAAGATAATGCAGGTGCATTGTCTACAATTAATCTTAGAAGCGATTCTGGGAGAGGTTCTGAAGAAATAAAATCGGATGATATGTCAACACCGATTTTAAAAATCCTACACCAACTATCACCAGAGTGTAATGCGACTAATGCAAAATATGTTGAAGGTTCAAAACCTGGAATGATATTTGCTAAAGGTCTCGGTACACTAGTTGATGGTACTAAAGGAGTGGATGTTTTAATTTGCCATGTGCAAACAAGATATCCAGAATGGCAAGAAATGGGAGACACAGCTTCTCCGCCTGTAACAACACACTTATCTATTCCAAGTGATGCACAGGAAGAAAGAAATGGTAAGTGGAGATTATCAAATGGTAACTACATAGAGAAGACCGCATATTTTTATGTGATCGTTTTAGGTGATGAGCCTAGACCTGCAGTTATTACAATGAGATCTTCTAACTTAACCGCTGCCAGAGAATTAAATCAGTTGATTAAAAATCTTAGATTTAAGGATGACAAAGGCGTTTATAATCCAGCAGCATATGCAGCAGTTTATAATTTAAAAACTGTTGGTAAAGTTGCAGGAAGTAAAAGCTGGCATGTCTACAAACCCTCTATGAATAGAGCGTTAGACATATCTAAGAAAGATGACGCTGACTTATACGTAATGGCACAGGAACTACAAAAAACTGTGTCTAAGGGTTCTGCTAAACCCGAGTATGAGAAGAAGGTGGAATCTAAAACTGAGGACATTGTATAATTCACTAAGTGAATACTTCGAAGGTTGGGCGGCTACGGGAGACTGTGGCCGCCTATATAATAAAAGAATAAGGAATAGAAATGAAAGATTTTACAGAGTATTTTACAGGTTTACAAAGAGACTTTGGTTTTTGTAATATTGCTAAAGGTTACAAGGATCCAGAAACAGGAAAGATAAAATTTAATTCCGGCGATTATGGTTGGGCTGGAAAACCAATTGCAGATAAAGATTATCAAGAACATATAGATGGTATAAAATCTATAGGTATTCAACCCTGTAATGATAATGGTTATGCAAGTTTTGGTGCAATAGATATTGATCCTAAGATATATAAAAATTTTGATATAAAATTTTACTTAGATATAATTCAAGCAAAAGAACTACCTTTAATTCCAATCAAATCAAAAAGTAATGGATTACATTTATATGTATTTACAGAGGAACCTGTTAAAGCTTTAGAGATAAAAGAATTTTTAGAACAGGTATTATTTTTATTTAACCTTACAATTAAAACAGAAATATTTCCTAAACAAACTAAACTAGGTGCTAATACTGAAGGTCAAAAGATGAATGGAAACTTCATTAACCTTCCATACTTTAATAAAGTAGAAAGAGTTGCATTAAATCCAGATGGTAGTGAAATGGATTTAGATACATTTTTAAAATGTGTTGAATTAAATAAAGTTAAAGTAGAACATTTAAGAAATATAAAAGATAAAATTATTGAAGTTGAATTAAAAGGTGGTGCAGATGAATTTAAAGATGGTCCACCTTGTCTTGGAATACTAACAAAAGAAATTATGACGGACAACAGAGACCGTTTTCTTTTTAATTATATGGTGTTTGCTAAGAAAAAGTATGCGGACAATTGGAAAACAAAAGTATTAGAAGCTGCTAGAAACTATTTTAAATTTGATCAAAACTGGACTGATGATCATGTTAAACAAAAAATAAAGAGTTGGGATAAGCCAACTGCAGGACATACCTGTCATCAAGATCCAATTAATATTGTTTGTGTTAAATCTGAATGTGTTAAAAGAAAATATGGTATAGCTAGTGAAGCTAAAGCAAGTTGGCCTGTACTAGGTAACTTACAAAAAATAGATTTTAAACCAGATCCTGAATATTATTTTACGGTGGAGAGAGAAGATGGTGAGACTGTTCCTGTTCATGCAAAAGATGTAAATAAAATAAAAGAACAAAAAGAAATGCGTGGTTTAATTATGGCCCAAGCTGATATTCCTCCTCCACCTATTAAAGGAATGGAATTTTTTGAGATTATAAAATCATTATTTTCTAACATTGATATAGTGCAACCGGCTCCAGGAACCAGGCCTCATGAGATATTACATAAGCATTTAAATAATTTTGTTAATGGTTCAAAGGCTACTAACTATCATTCATTTAAAAGTGGAAACGTTTTTAAAGATGAGGTGTACTCATATTTTGTTTATGATGAGTTCTATATTTATTTAAAAGAAAGAGAATGGAAAAAAGATTCTTCAAGAACTTCTCATATGATTGAAAAATTATTTGATAAAGAAGAATTTAAAGGTAAACCTAAACCAGAATTTAATAAGAAGAAAAGATTTCCAGGTAAGGATAAGAAAACAAATAAACCTTTTCCAGGTGTAGGTGGATGTGCAATGGTACCCTTATATATAATTGAAAAAGAAGATGATGATGTAGAAGATATTTTACATATAGAAGATCAGGAGGATATTGTTTAATGATATATAAATTTTTTGGACCACCGGGTACAGGTAAAACTCATAAATTAATATCTAGAGCTAAAGCTTATGTTAGAATTGGTACACCTCTTCATAAGATTGGTTACTTTGCATTTACTAAAAAAGCTGCATTAGAAGCTAAAAAGAGAATGCCTGCAGAAGATAAAAAACTTCCATACTTTCAAACTCTCCATTCGTTTGCTTACCATCAATTAACATTAAATGAAGAAGATGTTATGCAACCTTTTCATTATGAAGAACTTGGAAAATTATTAAATGTTAAAGTTAAATACTATGACAAATATAATAAAGATGAAGTTAGTTTCTTAAATTGTGATAGTCCCTATTTTCAAATGATAGGTAAAGCTATGAATAGAGACGTAGATATTAGAGAAGAATTTGATAGGAACGAACACAACAGTAAAGAAATTAAATGGCATTTATTAAAACATATAGATGACAATTTAAAAGTTTATAAACAAAAAAGAAAACTATTAGACTTTAATGATATGATTAAAAGTTTAATTAACAAACAGAAACTACCTAAATTTAAAGTTATATTTATAGATGAAGCTCAAGATCTATCACCTTTACAATGGCAACTGTTTGATAAATTAAAAGAATATGCTGATGATATTTATTTAGCAGGAGATGATGACCAAGCAATCTATGCATGGGCTGGAGCAGATGTAGAAAGATTTATAAAAGAACCTGCAAAAGAAACAGTGTTAAAGTATTCAAAAAGAATATCTAAATCAGTTCAAGAACAATCAGAACTACCTATTGAAAAAATTATAGGACACAGAAAAGAAAAGAAATATTATCCAAGAGATTTTGAAGGACACACTGAAAACATAAATAACTTAGATCAAATAGATTTAACAAAAGGTAAATGGTTAATTCTAACTAGAACCATATCTAGACTAATGAAAATAAAAGATGAATTAATAAAAAGAAATTTATATTTTGAAAGTAAAAAAGGTAAGAGTTTTAAAGTAAGATTATACAAAGCCGCAATGAATTATGATTTATGGTGTAAGGGTAAAATATTAGATGAGAAAGATGTTAAAGATATTAATGAATTTACAGGTAAAGAAGAATGGGACAGAGAGATTGATTGGTTTAATGCATTTGAAGAAGCAGATGAAACCGAAAGACTTTATATAAAAAACATGATTGATAATGGAGAAAATTTAAATGAACCTGCCAGAATATGGATATCTACTATCCATGCTAGTAAAGGTGGGGAAGAAGATAACGTAATTTTATGTCTTGATATTGGAGATAAAATAAAAAAAGCTATGTTGAAAAGCGTAGACAAACATGATGAAGAACATCGTGTTTGGTATGTGGGAATAACACGTGCCAGGAATAATCTATATAAACTAAAAGCTAACTTAAAAAGGAATGAGTATAAACTATGACACATAAAGACATGTTTGAAGGCACATTTCCACAAGATAAACAAATCGGTGGATCACACTATAAAAAATTTAAAATTCAACCTTATGAGTTTATATCTCACAACGACTTGAGTTTCTTTCAAGGAAATGTTATCAAGTATGTGTGTCGTTATATGAATAAAAATGGCATACAAGATTTAGAGAAAGTAATTCATTATTGTGAATTAGAAATTAAAAAAATGAAAGATAACAAAGGAAAAAAATGAAAAGAATTAATCACAGTGATCTAACACATTATTTTATTGCTATCTATGATAAGACAGTCAAAAAATTACCTGTTTCATATATAAAATCATGTAATGAATGGGTAGCTAAAAATGGTATAGACCTTCAAATTTATAAATATATGACTATAAAAGAATGGAGAAAAGCTAGAAAAAATTTTGAGGAAAATGGATATCCTTGGGAGAAAAAAAATAGAAATAAAAAGGAAAAAAAATAATGATTATACCAACTACAGAATGGTTAACACCAACAGAATTTCCTGACCTAAGAAAATACGATGAGATTGCGATTGACTTAGAAACAAGAGATCCAGATTTAAAGAGTAAGGGTTCAGGGGCCATTATAGGTAATGGTGAAGTTGTAGGTATAGCTGTCGCTGTAGAAGGTTGGAAAGGTTATTATCCAATTGCTCATGAAGCAGGTCCAAACATGGATCGTAAAAAAGTATTAGAATGGTTTAAAGATATCTGTGAATGTCCTGCTACAAAAATATTTCATAATGCAATGTATGATGTATCTTGGATTCGTAATTTAGGTATAAAAATCAATGGTTTAATCATAGATACTATGATTGCTGCATCTATTATTGATGAGAATAGATTTCAATATTCATTGAATTCTTTATCTTGGGTTTATTTAAATCAAGGTAAGAATGAAGCTCTATTAACTAAAGCTGCTAAAGAAAGAGGATTAGATCCTAAAGCAGATATGTGGAGATTACCTTCAACAGAAGTTGGTGGTTATGCAGAAAAAGATGCTGAACTAACTTTAATGTTGTGGCAAAAATTTAAGAAAATAATTATAGAAGATGATCTTCAAAATATATTTAATTTAGAAACTGATCTTTTCCCTTGCCTAGTCGACATGCGTTTTTTAGGAGTAAGAGTAGACGTTCAAAAAGCTCATACACTGAAGACAGCATTAAGAATAAAAGAAGAAAACTTAATCCAACAGATAAAAATAGAAACTGGAATAGAAGTTCAGCTAATGGCTGCACGAAGTATTGCACCACTTTTTGATAAATTGAATTTACCTTATGAGCGAACTGAGAAAACAGGTGAACCTTCATTTACTAAAAACTTTCTTGTGAATCATAATCATCCAGTAGTTAACATGATAGCAGAAGCAAGAAAAATAAACAAGGTTAGAACTACATTTATAGATTCAATTATTAAACATGAACATAAGGGTAGAATTCATGCTGACATAAATCAAATTAGATCTGATGATGGAGGAACGGTTACGGGAAGATTCTCATATTCTAATCCAAACTTACAACAAATTCCAGCCAGGGATCCGGAAACAGGTCCATTAATTAGATCTTTATTTATTCCAGATGAAGGTTGTAAGTGGGGAACATTTGATTACTCACAACAGGAACCAAGATTGGTTACTCATTACGCATCAAGATTTGGTTTATCATCTGTAGAACCAGTTGCTAATGCTTATGACCAGGATCCAACTACGGACTTTCATAAAACCGTAGCACAATTAGCTAACATAGATCGTAAAGAAGCTAAAACAATTAACTTAGGTTTATTCTACGGTATGGGTAAAGCAAAACTAATGAATGAGTTGAGTGTAACTAAAGAAAAAGCTGATGAATTATTTGCTAACTATCACAACATGGTTCCATTCGTTAAACAATTGATGAATAAGTTAATGAATGCTTCTCAAACTAAAGGTCAAATAAAAACATTACTTGGAAGACGTTGTAGGTTTCCTAAATATGAACCAATTCTTAGAGGAAGTGATTGGGGAACTTTTGTTCATGCCGAAGATCATGAGAGAATGGAAGAATTAAAAGATATGGGTCCTTATTTAAAAGATCATGAAGATAATTTTATTACTGATGAAGATGGTAATAAAAGAAAAAATTATTGGCATGGTAATCCAACAAGAAGAGCCTTTACTTACAAAGCATTAAACAAATTAATTCAAGGTAGTGCTGCGGATATGACTAAAAAAGCAATGGTTGACCTATATAAAGAGGGT